CTCTTCGCGGCGTAGGCTTGCTTGGGGGAGCTAGGGGGAAGAGGGGGAGATGAAAGAGGGGGTTGGCGTTGGGTGCTCTCGGGCCCACTTCTCCGCGTGGTGCTCCAGCCGCATCGCTTCCCAGGGAGTCGCCTCGAAGTCCTCGTCGCAGATCACGCAGTGGCCCACCCAGACGGCGCTCTCGGCAGCCCAAGTCCAATAGGAGGCGTTGTGCTCGTGGCTCTTCCGGGTCTCTTCTCGCGGGATCTTCATGAGGCCCCTCGCCTGATTTTCCGGACCTCAGCCGGCGGCACGCCGAGCTCCTTCGACACCCAGAACGTCGACCAGCCGTCCGCGAGAGCAGCCCGGACGGCGTCCGTCTTGCCCATCCAGTGGCGGACCTGGTCACCCTTGGCGAGAGCCGCCAGGGCTATCCGCCCACGGTCTAAGTTTCTCGGCATGGTTTCCTCCCGGCCGGCGGTGCCCCGCCTGCCCCTCGCCGCGCTCGGGGGAGGAGCCCTCAAGAGATCCGCCGGTCTGGAGAACATGCGGCGGCAAGTTTCTCCGGAACGTCCCCGCCGTCGACCTCGGGCTTCGAAGCCGGCCAGCCCGACCCCAGCTCTCGGCAGATCACTTGAAGGCTCGCTCGCCGCCCACCTGGCAACGCCCCGAGCCTTGAGCCGGTGCGCTGGAGAGGAGACTGTGCGGCGGGCGGTGGCGCGCTTACCCTACTGCTCGGCCGGTTCCCGCACCAGCGGCCGGGTCGCCTCCTCGCCCAATCTCCACTTCAGAGCACCGACTTACCCGCCTCGTCCTTTGGCCCTGTCGTCCCCCGTTCACTGGAAGAGCCCGGGCTTGCTCTCGGTCCCCCAGGGCGCCGCGGCGGGCGGGGTCCCTGGCGGGTGCTTGTCTCATCGGCCGTCCGGCGGTAGGGATTCGAACCCCCAACCTTCCACTCGGGATGCTCTTCCGTTGGAGCTACGCCGGTCCAGCCGCTTCTTTATCTTCCCGCCGATCCGCCCGGCTGTCTACCCTTATCTCGATTCCGGAATAAGGGTCCGGCCGTGGTAGACTGCCTGTATGGCCCGCTACTCCATCTCCCGGCTGTTCTCCCTCCTGGAGACCATCCTCGCCAACCAAGAGAAAGAGAGGTCCCTCATGAGCGCGCTTTCCGACGCCGTCAAGTCCCTCACCGCCGCGAACGTCGCCGAGCACGAGGAGGTGCAGCTCGTGCTCAAGGCGGTCCAGGAGTTCCCCTCGAAGCTTCAGACCGCCATCGACCAGGCCGTCGCGAACGGTGCGAGCGTTGACGACCTCGTTGGCATTAAGGTCGTCGTCGATCAGCAGGCCGCCGACGCGAAGGCCATGGCCGACGCCCTCGCCGCGCCCGCGCCGACGACCCCAACCGCGTAGCTCCTCGCCCTCGGTGCCTTCCGGAGGAGGCACCGCCTGTCCGGTTCCGGGAATCCCCTCTTGACTTCCGCCGCCGGCCGAGCGCATCCTGGTGTCCATGGCTCCTCCGGCCTCGCTGGAATACCGCTTCGAAGGCGATCCTGCGCGCCAGCTGCTCATCTTCCGGGCGGTCGGCGCGCCGCACGTCCTGCGCGCCCGGATCTTCCAGGGCCCCTACTCGCGGGAGATCTGGCAGGCGCTCATGTCGCTCAACAACGCGCAGAACCGTCCTTCCCGCCCCGTTGACGCCTTCCTGCCCAAGAGCTTCGAGCACACCGACAACACCGGAGAGAACCGCCGCAAGATGGTGCTTCAGCCGCTCGGCTCCGGCCGGACGGTCCTCGAATTCGACCAGCAGGTACCGGCGTCGCTACCGGCGGCCATCCAAACCGCGCTCGCCGAGGTGCGGCCGCTTCCCGATCCGCGGGTGCCGGCCGCAGCCGCGGCAGCCCTACCAGGAGATCCCGACCATGAAGAGCATTCAGGGGAACGACAGCGTCTTTCCGTCCGCACCGAAAGACAACCCCGCCCGCGGAAGCGTGGGCGACGTCGGAAGCCTGCCAAAAGCGTCAAGCTCCAGCATCCTCAGCAGCGTGAGTAAGGGCGGCAAGTAGGAGCGACGACCATGGCGCCCATGCAGAAGTTTCAGACGAAGCCTGCTGCTCGACCCGCTCAACAGCCGGGCGCCATGCTCCAGCGCGCCCGAGGACTCGCGGTCGGTGGTGCTCAGCCGCGAGCTCTACCGACGAAGCCGATGGCGGCCCCCGGTGGCGAGCCAGACGCGGACGAGGCTCCGATGGTCTCGGTCGCCGGGCATGCGCCGGTCTTCAACGCGCCCGGGCAGCAGCTCGGGACACTCGGGCCTGGCGGGCCAGGTCCGCAGAACCTCCAGCCCCCTCCCTCCCCGCCGATCTTTGCCGGCGGCCAGCAGCCAGGCATGCCGCCGAGCATCCCGTTCCCGACCATGGACGGCGCCCCTGGCGCCATGCCGCCGCCGGGGGCCGGCCCGGACATCCGCCCCACCGGTCAACACCCGCTCAACCCCGCGGCCGGCGCGCCGGACGGTCTCCCTCCTGGCATGCAGCTTCCGCCGCAGCTCCAGCAGGCGGTCCAGGCCGGCCGCATAGACCCTCAGCAGGCGTTCGACCGAGCGATGCAGAACCGCGCGGGCTTCCGCCAGCAGGTGATGGCACAGCAGCAGCCGCCGCCCCAGCAGAACATCCGGAACCTTTCCGACATCTACCGGCGGGGCCTCGCTACGCCGGCCATCTCGTGGTCGAAGCCCCTCCCTTCAGGTGATGCTGGCGGCATGGCAACGCTGTCCGGCGCCGCGGCGAGCGGCGGGATCATTCCGCCGGGCGCTGGCGGCGGTTACAGGTACTAGCCTTGCCCCCGATCTGCCCCCAGGCCAGGAAGTACCTCGACTTCCTGGCCGCGCACCCGCACCTCACTCGGATCGAAGCCGAGAAGGCGATCGGCTCAGGGAAGGGCGCGGCCGAGCGCTGGTCGAAGACCTACGGCGCCGAGTTTCGCAGCGAGGAAGCCACTATCCGCGCCCGCTGGAAGGTGGCGGAAGCGAAGCGCAAACACGCCGCCAAGCTGATCGCGGAGGGTAAGCTGCCGGCGCCGGGCCAGCCGCGGCCGGAGACCGACTCGCTCGATCCTCGCCTAGCCGTCTTCCTGGAGCACTACGCGGCGCTCGGCAATCGGACGAAGGCGCTCCAGCGTTGCCGCGAGGAAGGCGTCTCCCTCCAGCTCGAGGACGTCCAGCTCGCCTCGCGGACGGACCCCGTCTTTCACGAGCGCTACGCCGCGCTGTTCGAGCGCGTGCTCGTGGAGATCGAAGACAGCCAGATCGACAAGGGTCGCGAGGGGAAGACGCAATCCGCGCTCGCCGTGCTCAAGGCCCACAAGCCCCAGAAGTACGGCAACCGCATGAAGATCACCGTCGAGGGCGGGCTGCAACTCTCGGTCGGAGACCGCGCGGATGTCGAGGCGAAGAAGGCCGGCGCCGTGCGGAAGTGGCGCCAGCGGGCCGCTGCCAGCGCGGCCGCGCTCCCCGGCGCGCGCCAGGCGGAGGACATCATCGACGGGCAGCTGGTCGAACAGCTTACCGACGTCGTAGCTAGAGAGGGCGTTAACTGATGGGCCGCGCTGCTGCTTTTTGGGACCGCTGCTTGTGGTGGCTGGAGGAGCTGCTCTTCATCGAACACCCGCCAGGGATCAAGAGATGACGTGGTCCCTCCCCGCCTCGCCGCACCACCGGCTCTATTCGGAGCTGGAGGCCGAGCTCGACTACCTCGCGGACGCTGACCCGCGCGAGTCCATGCTGCTCTTCCGCGCGGTGGCGGAGACCGACCTCTGGTTCTTCCAGAAATACGTCTGCTCGCTCGGCTCGTTCCGGATCAAGGACCGCGCGCATCCCCGCTTCGGCGGTCTCTACGTGGATGAGCCCTGGTTCTTCGAGCGCATGCGGGAGGTGCAAGAGGTTCTTGAGACCCGCCAGAATCGCGTCTGGTTCAAGTGGTTTCGATTCTCGTTCAAGACGACCGCCATCGCGAAGAACGGCTCTCTCTGGATTCTCGCGCGCGACGAGATGGAAACCATTGCGATCTTCACCCACAAAGTGCAGCAGGTGGGCGAATCGATGGGCGGCGATCTCCTCGACGAGATCAAGAACAATACGATCCTTCAGGATCACTGGCCGCAGTACCGCAAACTGAAGGAGGCGAGCGACACCCGGATCACACTGGACCGCCCCTCCGGCCCAAAGGAGCCCTCAATCTCCGTCCTTCCCGTGCTCGGCTCCGCGACGTCTGGTCACTACACGCGGATCTTCAACGACGACGTGACAAACGACGTCATCATTGAGTCGAAGCAGCTCATCCGCAAGGTGGACCGCCAGCTTAACCGCCAGGAGCCGCTCCGGCACGACGATACGCCGGTGGTCTTCCTGGGCACCGTGTGGGGCGGCACCGATCCGATGGTGACGCGGGAGCGCGAGTGGTACTTCGAGCGAATCTCCCACCAGCCGGCCTTCCTCGCCGGCAACGTGCCGCAGCTCCGCTCGAAAGAATTCTTCCTCGACAAGAAAAAGGGCATTCGAGACGACTTCGAGTGGAACGCGCAGTACATGCTCCGGATCGTCTCGCGCGGCGGCCGGTACTTCCGGGACGACTGGCGCCGGTTCTACCGCTACACCCCGCAGCAGATCGCCGTAGCCATGGGTTCCTCGGTCGGAATCGTGATCGATCCGGCCGGCGGCGAGGAAGACAGCGACTTTTTCACGATTCGTGTAGCATGCTTCGGTTTCGACCGCAACGTCTACAACCTGGACTTCTGGCGGGAGCGCGAGTTGGGCGAGACGGACGTGGAGGATATCCTTTTCGGCACAGTCTCGACGGCCGACGTTGACAACTGGAAGCCGCGGGATGGATTGATCCCCCGCTGGCAGAACACCGATCGGCACCTGGTGGTGTGGGTGGAAGAATTTGGCGCGTCCGCGTGGTTGAAGAACTTCCGCCGGGAGGCGAAGCTGCGCAAGGTGGACGTCACCTTCCGGGAGCTGCCGAAGCTCAACCGCTCGAAGCCCTCGCGCATCCGGTTTCTCCAGGGGCCCTACCGAGACGGCCGAATCTTCGACCCGGTGCCGGTTTCCATGGGCGGCCCCGGCTTTGGCCATGGCTCGAAGGACGACAGCCGCGACACGCTCGACCAGTACTTCGAGGACGAATACTCGCTTTGGAGCCTGGCCGAAGACAACACCGCCTACGGCACCGTCAACGATGACGGTCTCGATCCCCTCGCGTGGCTCTTTCAGCCGGAGGTGGTCGAGCGGCTCGCGTGGCCGTTCATCCCGGGCGGCGGCGCGCCGGGCCTCGGCTGGCCCCATTCCAACGACTTGACCGGCAGCACCTCCGACGGCGTGTTGCCGTCGCAGGCTTCGTGGATGGCGTATTAGCATGTTTATTCGCCAACCGGTCGAAGAATACGGCGTCCACTATTACGTCGCCTGCTCGAACGGCGACTGCGGTTGGAAAGGTGAGCTATTCGAGTGCGTTCACCTGAAGCATTCTCCTGAGCTTCCTCTTTGCCCGGAGTGCTATGAGCCGGTGGAGGAAGAGTAGTGGAAACCGTCGGTGTCACCCCCAACGAGCAGCCGCAATTCGGCGAGATCTTCGATGATAAGAAGCTGCTCGATTATTTCTGGCGGAAGTGGAAGGCCGCGGACGCCCACGCGTCGCCGGTTCTGAAAGAGGCCAAACTCCTCTACGCGATGTACGCCGCGCAGGCTATGCTTGAGCGTGACACCAACTACATCAAAGAGACGTTCCGCCTGCCGATCGAGTTGCCGATCGCCAAGGGGGTGATCGACACCGTCGCCGGCATCGCCATGGCGCAGGGGCTTGAGCCCGCCTGGAAAGGGGTAGACCAGGAGGGGATGAGCGGCGAGGTGGACGCCGACTGGCTTACCCAGGTGGTGAAAAACTGCCGCTCCCGTTGCATGGCTTTCGGCGAGGAGCGGGAGGCGTTCTTCGATAAGCTGATCTCCGGCTACGGCTTCACGGACAATCTGCTGGACCTTACCCGCGTGCCGATCCGCCCGCGCACCGAACACGTCGAGATCGACGAGGTGCGGTGGGACCCGGACGCGCGAAAGCCCAACCTTGAGGACTCCACCTTCTGGATTCGCTTCAAGGATTGGAACCTGGAAGAGGCGCAAGCCCGATGGTCGGCGAAGGCCGAAGAGCTGAAGCTCGCCATTTCTTCGGGTACCGTCCAGTCGTTCACTCCCACCACCTCCGGCACCTCGCGCTTCTCTCGCTCGACGAACCCGGCGAACAAGGTCCGCGTCTTCGACTTCCAGTACAGCCGGTGGCAGACCAAGGTGGTCTACTTCGACCCCGAGACCCAGCAGCGGGCGGACGTCGTAAAGAGCGAGTTCACGAAGAAGCAGGCCGACCTCGAAAACATTGCCAAGGCGCAGATGACCGCCTACGCCGGCCAGGTCCAGCAAGCGCAGGCCGCCGGACTCCAGGAGCCGGAGCCTCCCCAGGTGGCACCGCGGATCACCGAGTTCTGGGAGTACCAGAGCCCCGTCTGGTACCGCGCTTACGTGGTGGGCAACTCGAAGGAGAGCAAGGGGCTCGTCCTCTCGCACGAGGCGATCTCCGTGAACGAGCCCACGCTCAAGTGCGATACGGGTTTTGCCTGGAAGGACCCAGAGGCCGGCACGACGCGGTTTTTCGGCCTGATGCGCGTGGTCGCCGACGCTCAGCTCTACCTCAACCGGGCGATGTCTGAATGGCTGGAGATCATGGCGCGCGGCGTCAAGGGTGGCGGCTTCATTCCCAAGGGCGCCCTGGGCAATATGAAAACCGTCGACGAGTTCCTGAAGGACGCCGCCAAGCCGGGCTTCTGGCACGTGGTGGAGGACGGCTACGAGGGGCGCATTCAGTTCAACCCCACCCAAGCCGTGCCCGCGGGCTTCCGCGAGATCTTCCAAATGATGATCGAGATGTTCGGCCGGCTGACGGGCGTCACCGAGTGGCTCCAGGGCACCGGCACTGCGGACCGCGCCAACGTCCTCGTGAGCAACATGCAGGAGCAGGGCCAACAGATGCTCGCCCCGATTTTCTCGCCCCACAAGATGCAGATCACGAACAACGGCAAGATCATGGCCGCCATCGCGCTCCGCCACCTGCCCGCGCGGGAGCTCGACCGTATCCTCGGCCCGCAGCAGGTGGAAGGCGTCACCCACGAGAAGGACCCCCAGACCGGTCAGCTCATGCCGGTCATGAGCGACCAGGTGGGACCGGACGGCCAGCCGGTGCCGGTTACGCCGGGTCTGCTGCTCAAGGACGCCGACCTGCTGGAATACGACGTCGTGGTAGACGTCGCCGTCGCCACGCCAACGCAGCGCGCCGTTGCCTCGCAGTGGTGGAGCGACCAGGGCACCCTCGCGACGTTCCTCCAGAACGGCGCCCCCCCGAAGATCATCCTTCCCGAGGTGGTGGAGATCTCGCCGATGCCGGGCGTCCGCGCGAAGAAGATGGCCGACGCGCTCCGCGCCTACTTTGAGCAGCAGGAGCAGCAACAGACCGACCAGGGCATTATCGACGCCATGAACATCAAGGTGCAGACCGACCCGAACGGCGCGATGCAGCTCCTCCAGCAAATCGCGCAGGAGGTCCAGAGACAGATTTCTGGTACGGGCGGGCAACAACCCGCAGGTGGACAGCAACCCCCGGCCCAGAGCAGCGGCCAGGCGCAGGGAGCGCCGGCCTGACCCGAGGAGGTTTCACGTGGGACAATGCGCTGAGACGGAAAATATTACCTCCGTGGACGGTTTCGACGTCCCCCGCCGTGTCATCCGGCGCCCCTTCCTGGGCGAGCTGAGGGACATCGTCGAATATGACCTCTCTCTCACTCGCGAACGGGTGAAGGCGCTGTACCCCTCTGAAGGCATCTGGGGGTTGGCGAAGAAGCTGGCCGCTGGCACCGCCGGGCCCTGCCGATTCATTTTTCCTGTTTCCGACGAAGAGATTGAGAGGCAAGAGGAGCGCGCCTTTAAGCGGGCGCAGGAGAAGAGCTGATGGAACCGTTCGCCGCCACACCCGCGCCAGAGTCCACCCCGGCCCCCGACCCCCAGGAGCAGCACGCCGCTCAGCTTCTCGAACGGGCGATCGAACGCTCGGAGCCGTCCCAGCCACCAGGCGCCGGCCGGCCGGAGCCCGCAGCGCCACCGGGCCCTCCCGCCGCCCAGACGCCCATCCCACCGCCGCCCCGGCCCCCGGCCGCGCCCCTGTTCGACCATCCGGCGAGCCGCGGCTTCATGTCCCGGGTGCAGGAAAGGGAGGCCAGGCGGGCTCAGGAAGCCCTCGCCGCCCGGGTGGAGGTCACAGCCCGGCTCCTGGAGCAACAGGGCCAGCCGCCGGCGCCGGCGCCCGAGGAGCCCGACTTCGACCAGGACCCGAAGACCTGGTACCAGCAGGAGATGCAGCGGCAGCTGCAGGTGGCCGTTGCGCCCCTGGTCGACTACGTGCGGCGCCAAAGCGAGAGCGAGCAGCAGTACGCCTCTCGCGTCCAGCAAGAGGAGCAGCGGGCCGCCTGGGGGCAGGCGATGGGCGAGGAGATGGACCACGCCCGCCACCTCTACGCGGCCACTCCGGAGGGCGAGCTTTTTGACCAGAGGTTCGACTTCTTCATCAACGACCTCACCGTGCCCGGCCTGGTCAGCACCGGCATGACGCCTGCCGAGGCCCAGAATTTCGCCTCGGTTGGAATCATGGCCTGGACCGACTACGCCAGCCGGAAGGGAATCAACCCTGCCATCTTCATCGACACATTGATCCGGCACCAGATCGGCGCGACGGTCCAGATGCTCGCCGACGCCGGCTACGTGGTCTCCGGGCAGCCCCAGGACCAGCAGGGAGGCAACGGCAACGGTCACCGCCGGCAGACCCCCGCGAGCCCGGAGATCGCCGCCCTGCGCGAAACGGCTGCTGGCGCCGGCTCCGTCGCCGGGGTGATGCGGCAGACCACCGGCGGCCGGTCCGGGAGCGGCATCCACGCTGTTATGGCCGACCCCTCGGTGGAGAACATCCGCGCGTGGGCCAACGACGAATTTGGGGGGGACACGAAAAAGGCCACGGCGGCGCTCCGGCGGGCGGTGGCTTCCGCGAGCGCCACCCGGTAGAGAGGGGGCAGGCACGCCTCCTGCATTACTTTCCGGCATGGCTACCATGCTCATCCCCGTGCTCCTGATCGTCGTCGGCGTGCTGATCTACGCCCTCGCCACCAATCCTAAGGTCGCGGAGATCGGCCGGCTGATGTGCGCGGCCGGGTTCTTCGCCATCGCGTTCACCTTCGCGGGGAAGGGCGTAACGCTCCCGTAGACGGCGCCAGTAGTCGTATTCGTAGAGCATCCCCATCAGGATCACCGCGCACCTCCCCGCAGGATTTTCTCCAACATTCCGATCTCGATCCAGTAACCCGGCTCCTTTGCCCTTGCCAACAGCTTCTCCAACTCCGGCCACGCATCGCACCGTCGCTGCACTTCGTCCAGCTCTTCTAGGGTTAGATCTGCGATCCCATTGCTGGTATCGAAGTAGGCAAGCTTCCCGTAGTTGCGGGAGGTCTTCACCACCGTCAACGGGCAAGGAAGGTCGATCTTGACCGGCTCCTCCGGGTCCCAGACCGCCCCGGCGGCCTCGGCGGCTTCTCTCCGAATGCTCCGGTAGTGATCCATGCTGAGCGTGTGGCTGTATGGGCCGCTTCGCCACATCGCCTCGCTCCGCCAGTCGAATTCTGACAGCTTCATCTCTGGCCTCCCTTCGTCTTCTTGGTCAACAGATCCGCCAACGACCTCCCGGGCTGGAGCTGCGTTGGGCTGGCGATCGGCTGGCACTCCGTCGTTGCGGCAGGCTCCAGCCCTCCCGGCCCCGTGCAGACGAGGCACGCGTTCTGCCGGCCGTCCCAGGTGAGCCGGTGCCGGCCGAACTCCTCAATCGGCTTGACCACCACGCCGTGGAGCGCGAAGTGCGGGACCTCCCGCTTGCCGTAGTCGCGGCCGGCGGTGTACTTCTCGACGGCATGCTGGGTGGCGATCATGGCTCCAACCTCTTCATCCACGAGGACGGCGCTTCGATCATCGGCATTTTCGACCACTCGCGGGGCTTCCTGTGGTGCCAGTCGGTCAACTCCCGGTATAGGTCGTCCACAACCATTCGCCGGACCTGGGCCGGCGCGTCGCTGAGCATGTAGGGCTGGAGCAGGATCTCGTTGGAGGCCTCGACACCTTCGGAAAACTCCGTGATTTTCACCCGGACCCCTCTTTCAGAAGCGACGATCTCCGCCGAGAACGAGAACACTTTTCGCTCCTCGGAATTTGGCATCACCCATCTCCTTTGATCCGCCGAACCGCCAGCGCCGCCGTCAGAAAGTCCGGCGCCGTCGCTCGAATGTTGGGGTAGTCGCGCAAGCTCACCTCGCAGCCGCGCTCCTCCCCGAAGGTGTCGAATTCGATCCGCGCCATCATCGTCTCTAGCCAGTCGAGCACTTCCTTGAGCGGGCAGAAAACCTCCTGCTGGTGTAGGTGGCTCATGGCTGCCCCTCCCGGATCTTGCGGGCCAATTCGACGGGGCAGCGGGGGTCGTGGACGTCAACGGCCAGCGACTGAAGATATCCCTCAGTGACCGTCTCATACCGCCCCGAGGTCACCGGCCGCATGCCCTCGCGCACCTTGCCGAATTCGTTCAAACAAAGACACCCCGCCGCCCCCACTTTCGCGGCGGCGGACTCCCGGGCGGCAGGCGCGGCGTTCACTTGTCGCATCACCTCGCAAACAAGAACGGCGGCCACGCTCCCCGGCGGGAAGCTCCAAGAGAATTCTCCGTCGCAGCCGGTGGTGATTTCCGCCAGCTCGCCGTCTTCCGTCGTCCATCTGTGCTCCGTGATCTGCATCACCGGCTTCCCTTCGAGAGCTCGTCCGCCTGGAGAAGGGCTTCTCGGGTCTCGGCTTCGATCGCTCGAAGCGCGTCTATTCGCTGGAGGAAGTTGCCTCGGTAGGTTGGCGCTCCTTCGACTTCTTCGCCGAGCCGCGCTACGGCCATTGCGAGCGTCGCTTCACGGCACTTCACGGCGAGATCCAGGTCTTTCACGATCCGGCCCCAGGCATCCGCATCCCCAGAGACATCGTGCCCACCGGATGCGGATGAGAGGAGCTTGTAGCCGGCGGTTTCGGGGTCGCCGACCTCTACGACGGACAGCACGTAGTCGTCTTCCGGGTACGTCAGAATGATCGTCTCGGGGTCGCTCACTTGCCGGCCTCCCTTCGGTAAGTTGTTTCTATTCTCCGCTACCACCACCCTCCCCCTCAGACTGGATACGGTAGGGTGCTGGCGCCCAGAGCTACCCTACCCCCAGCCGAGGCAAGAGGGTGAGGCCCTGGGAGATGGACTGGCCTACGTATAGGTTCCGTCAGCCGTTCATCTAGCCCCCCGGAGCTGCGGCGAGCCCTCCGGGTCAGCAGCACCTTTGCCGGGATCGCCCCCGGCTCCCGCGCCCCGTCTGCCTTTCGCTCTGGGGCTGCTCCTGCGCGGGACCCCCACGGTCGGAGCTTTGGGCTCTCGGCTGGGCCGCCGTGCGTCTCACACCGACCCCAGCCGGGCCACGCGGCACCTTCAAATTTTTGAACTAGACGGGAGGAAGACGAGATGATACACTTCGGCCCGCCCGTTCTTTTTTTCCCGGGGAGTCGGCCGCGAAACTGGCTCTCCGGGACCTCTCAATCCTCCTCCCGCCGGAAACCGAAGTCAACCCCCCCGCAACGAATTCCCGAGATCTCGTAGAATTCGCCCGGTTACCGCTTGACAGCCCCGGCGAAGATCCCGTACCCTCTTCGTCAGAAGTCCGGCCATAGGCCGAGGTGGAGACCGGCCCCCCGCTTATAGAGGGGACCGAGGGCTCCGGGCCCCCTTCAAGAGGTCCGAACGGTAGCAGCGGCCCCGCGCCGAGCGGGACACACGTTCAACCTCTTCACGGAGGGCCTCGCCGATGGCAGGCCAGTCGATTCCCTACAGCAGCTCCCTGGCACAACAGATGTACCGGAGCGGTCTCATCCTGGAGACCGAACGGACTGTCCGCGCCTTCGCGTTCGCGGGCACCGAGCCCAACAACGCGATCGTGATGGAAGACAAGCCCGGCTCCGGCCGCGGCAACAACATCAAGATCCGGTTCCGCCCGACGAACCACAACCGGATTCCCCAGCCCCGCGGCGTGAACATCCTCGGGACCGAGGACACCCGCCCCACCCTGGAAGACGACATCTCCATCCGCTACTTCGTTATGGCGACGGGCGCGGTGGAGAACGTCACCGACCAGATGGAGGTCGACTTCGAGCTGATCGGCAACGAGCAGATCGGCATGGCGAAGGAGGCCGGCGAGATCTTCGAGCGGTCGGTGATGAACCAGGCCTGCGGCTACACGCCGGTCAACGACACCACCACCTACCCCGATTACGCCTGGAGCGGCGGCAACATCGTCACCGAGCCAGACAGCTCCCATTGGTACTACTGCCCCGACAACAACGGGGCCAACGCTGACGAGGCGGCCGTCGCGGCCGACCCCAATTCCATCCTCACCAACCGGGTAGTGGACGAGGTGACCAAGCGCATGCGGTCCCTCGACTACATCACCTATCCGATCGCCCCGGCGGCGGTGGGCTTCGTCCCGGGCGGGGAGGCCTACATCTGCATGGCGAGCGGCGACGGCATGCAGCAGGTCCGCTCGAACAGCAGCGACTCCGACGTCTACGACCTGAGCAAGGCCGCCATCCAGGGCGGTCTCCCCCCGCAGCTCTCGAACCTGGTCACCGGCGAGGGATTCTTCATCGGCAAGACGCTCTACGTCGAGAGCGACTTCTGTACCTTCGGAACCACCGGCACGGCCGGCAGCACCGCCACTGCCTCCCGCCGCGGCAACTGCAAGCGGGCCGTCCTCTTCGGCGCCCGTGGTCTGCACCTGGTGTGGGGCGAGTCCTTCACCGGCGGCAACCATCTCGGCTACAAGGAAATGCTCGTCTACCGGCGCCTCGGCATGATGACGGACACCGTGTGGGGCTGTAAGGCCGTTATCGTGAACGGCCAGCGGTGGGGCACCTTCGTCATTTCCCACTACTCCCCGGTGGCGTAAAAAGGAGACACCCATGGCAGCCGGAACTGTCTACTCCAGCCTCTTCTCCACCTCGGGCGTCCCCACCACCGGGCGCCCTTTCACGCCGCCTGTGGGCCTGGCCGGAGATTCCATCTCCTTCACCGTCCCCGCTACCAGCCTGGACGACGCTGGCGACTTCGTCGGCCTCCTCGCGGTCCCCGTCGGCAAGACGCTGCTGGCGACCGGCGAGACTTGGGCGGACCTCGACACCGGGGGTGGCGCGCTCTCGGTCAAGCTGGTGCTCAGGACCACGGACAAGAACGGCGTCACCACCGATGACCTGGTCGTGGACCGCACCACGGCCCTTGCGGCCGCTCAGGCGACGGTGCTCTGGACCACCGCCCCGCTGATGACCAACTCCTACATTCGACGGAACAGCAGCGCCAACGACTTCGCCGTTCTGGGGTACCTGGTGGCGACCCCTGCTTCAACGCCCGCCCCGGGCGTGGTGACGCTGACCGCCCTCTGGCGGTAAGGAGAACGGGTGAAGGTCTCGGAGTTCATCGCCAACGTGTACGCGGAGGTGGTCTCGAAGCACAGCGAGACCCTCACCCAACTCCGGCGCATCATGGTCCGGCAGCTCAAGGAGCTTTCCTCGCAGCCGTTCCTCCAGATGGAGGCGGAGGCCAGCTTCCAGACTCAATCGGGCCGCAACACGTACGGCCCGCAGGACGCCGGCTTCCCGGGCGACATCCTCGCCCTGGAGCGGCTCTACTACGTCAGCGGCAGCCAGCGCGTGGAGGTCGAAGGGCCGCGGCCCATGCGGGACATCCGCTTCCATTGGGCCTCGGTGGCGACCTCCGCGCAGTATCCCCTCTTCTGGGGCTGGAGCGCCAGCCAGCTCTACATCGCGCCGCCCAGCACCACTACGATCACCCTGTACATGGACTTCACCCGCGACGCCACCCGCGACGTCACCACCGGCACGCTGATCTCCGAGACGTCCGCCGACGAGAGCAACCCCTGGTTTGACCGGGCGGAGCTCGTCCTGCGGTACGCCGTCCTCGGGGAATACTTCAGTCAGCCCCGATGGGCGGACGACGCGGCGGCCCAGCGCTGCATCGGCATGCGGAACATGCACCTCGACACCCTGAAGACGGAATTCCTCCGCCGCAAGGGCGCCGGGGGCCAGGCCACGATGATCCTCGGCGAGATCGGCCGCGAGCCGAAGCGCCCCTACCTGTTCCTCGGAGGGCTCTGATGCCTGTTTCTACCGTCGTTACCCGGGACTCCATCAGGAACACCCCGCCTCTAGCCACCTACGTCGACAACATCGTCCTGGCAGGGGTAGCGAAGACCGTCACCGTGCCGGCCGGAGCTTCGCGCGTCATCATCGGCACCACCGCCACCCCGTTCTATCTGCGGGTGGGCGGGACGGCGGCCGCACCCGGGGCAGACGTCACGGACGGCACCGGCTCGGCGATCAATCCGTCCGACCGCCTGGTGACCGGCGGATCCACGTTCTCTCTCTTCGCCGCCGCCGCCATCATCTCCCTGGAGTGGCACGTCTACTCCCTGGTGAACGGATGAGCGGAGGCGGCCCCATCGGCCGGCTGTCGTTTCCCCCGAACGGGGCGGCGGGCGGGACCGGGGACATCGTAGGTCCCGGCTCGGCCACAGATAACGCCCTGGCGCGGTACGACGGCACGACCGGCAAGCTTCTCCAGAGCGGTGCCCTCCTGGAATCCGACGCGGGGATGTTGCAGTTTGGGGGTACCTCTGCGTCGCAGCCAGCACTACGCGACAGCTCCGGGGATCTGGCAGTGCGCCTTGCGGACGACAGTGGATACGCCGGAATAGTCTCCCGTCTCTTCGCATGCATCGGCGCCGGCTACAAGAGCAAGCTGGACGACTCGGCGAGCGGCATCGTGCTTGCCTCCAACGGGAGCTTGATCGGGGCGAGCGTCCCCTCTCTGGGGGGTGTCACGACCGGCGACGTGGCAATGGTCCGCGACAGCGCCGGCGCCTGGCGCGATACGAACGGGAGCTCGGGGATCGGCGCTCGCTATTGCTCTCGGCCGATCGAGGCGAACACCGCCGGCGCGGGCTCGCCGAACCTCCTGCTGGCGACGGAAGCGCGGAAGCTTCTCACTAACGAGGGCGCGGGGGCAGAGAACTACCACACACTGCCCCCGAGCGCCCCGGTCGGATACGAGCAGTGGTTCGCCTGCCAAAGCACGAACGGAATCCGCGTGGTCGCCCAGGCCGGCGAGACCATTTCTCTGGGACCAACTCTCTCCTCGTCCGCCGGTGGATACGTTCGGAGCACAGTCGTCGAGTCGCTTATCGGCTTGGTGAAGATCAACGCTACGAAATACGTGTGCCTATCGCTCGTTGGCACCTGGACGGCGGCCTGATATGCCGGGAACGGTACAGGGCGAAAGCTCCGGAGGTCTCACGACCGGCTCCGGCCAGACCGTGGGCACGGCGACGACGGCGCTCCTCTCGCTCCCCGGGCCCGCCACCGGGATCGCCTGCCGTATTGAGGGCTCGGCCACCGGCTACGACGCCACGAACGGCGCCGCCGTCTCCCTGTCGAAAGTCGCGCTGGTGCGGAACGCCTCCGGCACTGTGGCGCTCGCCGGCTCTGTTCTGGATGTCGTTGCGGCTCTCGGCGACGTCGCCCTCACCGGCGCCTCGGCCACCTTTGCGGTGTCCGGCTCGAACGTGGAGTTCCGCGTAACCGGCGTCCTCACGAAGACCATCAACTGGACCGCCTCCGTCCGCTTCCACCCGACTTTATGAAGGGGGAGTCCATGGCCAACAAAGTCATCACCTACACCCAGGTCCCCATCATCCAGGAGAACGTCCGGGAGATTCACCTCGTGGCGCTCAACCCCGGCGCGACGGTCTTCCAGCTCACCGCGGTCTATGAGATCAAGGACTCGCTGGGCGGCCTGCGGGGCACCGGCACCTTCTCCCAGCAGGTAGCGACTGCCCCCGATCCTACCCAGCTCAACGCGATCCTCGCGGCGGCCAACGCGGCGCAAGGGACGTAACGGGTGAGCCGTGAGCCGAACCGTCGAGCGCATCATCGACCTGGTCGCGACGACGATCCTTCTAGCCTTCGCGTGGCTGCTGCGCGACGGCCAGCCCGGGCTCGCGGGCGCCGTCGTCATGGCGTCGGTGAGCTTCTGGCTGAACAAGAACGCGCAGAGCCCCGACAGCCTCGCGCACCACGAGGCGGCCGATGCTTCTACCGCGCAGGCAGCTCGGACGGTCGAAGCCGCTACGGCTGCGGCGGAAGTGCTCAAGACGGCCCGCGACGTCGCCGCGGAGCCCCACAAATGACCTCACCGGCCCCAATCTCCCCGGTGGTCCAGGCGCCCGGTCGATCGCTCGCCGGGCGCCCGCCCTTTTTGCGAGGAGCGTAGATGGCGAACGAGATCACGATCACCGCTGAGCTCCGAGTTGCCAAGGGCGGCGCGATGGACGGCCTGCGCTTCGGCCCCGGCGTTTTCACCTTCACCGGCTCGCGGCTGATCCACGGCGCGCAGAGCATCGGCTTCGCGGCCGAGGAGGCTCTCCAGCTCGGCGAGGTGACAGCCGGCGGGTGGATCTTCCTGCGGAACCTTGACGCCACCAATTTCGTGAGCATGCGGGGAGCTACTGGGCAAACGCCTCTCGTGAAGATGGGACCCGGCCAGCCTGCCGGGCCGTTCGTCCTCCACCCGAGCGCAACGGCGCCAACCCTCCAGGCAAACGTCGCCGCGTGCACGGTCGAGTATCTGGTGCTGGAGGCATAGCCGTGGCGCCGATCTGGATTCCCTTCGGAGCCTATTCGCCCGGCGGTTCCGACTTCGGACAGGGCCTCGCGGAGGCCCTGAACGTTCTGCCGCTCTTTGGGAACTATCATCCCTTGCGAGGTCTCACCGGCTCGGTGGCGGTAACCGACATCCCCGCGACGGGCGCCTACTGCCACGTGTACCCGGTGAATCCCGGCCTCGCCACCTACTCGGGCGACGGCGCGACGATCTTCATGGGGACGAAAACCAAGCTCTACGAATCTACTACTACCGCTTTCAACGATCTGTCTCGCGGCGCGGGATACGGCGCGGCCCTTGCCGCTCGGCCTGCCGGTTGGCGCTTCGCCTCGTTCGGAAACGACGTCTGGGCGACAAACGTTGTTGATCCAATCCAGCGCCGGACCAATAATACCGGAGCCTTTGCGGACGGCGTAGCCTCCACGCTCAAGCCTGTTGCCCGCTTCCTGGCGCCTGTCCGAGAATTTATGATCGCCGTCGACCCGTACGACACTTTCTACTGGTCAGACGAGAACGACGCGACTTGGTACGATGATCGCACTGGGACGCGCCCGGCTTCCGCAGCTGGAAGCAAGCCCGTCCGCTCTCGCCCGGGGCAGATCACGGGATTTACGGGCGGAAATTACGGCATTTTCTACAAGCGGCGTTCGATCTTCGTTTTGCAGTTTACGGGCGGCGATGACATCTGGCGGTTGGACGAGCTTTCCAATAACACCGGCGTCGCCCTCCCGGGCTCACTTGTCCAGGGGCGGGCTGCGGACTTCTTCTTCGGCGGCGACGGCTTCTATACGAGAGAGGGCCAAACTCCGCCCGTTAAAATCAGCACGTCTGCTATTGATCAGCTCATGATCGATGCGGGTCGATTCTCCGGCAAGGGCTTCGCGCACGGATCAATCAATACTCTCGCCCAGGAAGACGACCTCATGCACGGTTTCGAGGACGGACGAACCGGCCTCGTCTTCTGGTTTTACCAGACCTCGGCCTCGGGCTCGACCACGCCTCTAAACCACGGGCTGGTCTACAACCCGGCAGATGGCGCCTGGACGCGGCTGGACGGGACGGACCTCTCGTTCGACATCGCGCGCGGAGTATCGATTCCTGATTCGTCAGTCGCGGCGACGACCGACGATATGCTCTCGACGGTAATATTTCAAACCAAGGGGACCGACACGGTCCGCTTGACTTTCTCGGCGGCAAACCTCGCGGGAACGGTCAGGACGCTTCGCCGGAATGACACTTCAAGCGCGAAGCTTCGTGTAAAGAACCCCATTCCAGTGTTTACGGTTCCCGATAGTGACGCGCTTACGCCAACCGTAACGCCGACGCCGATTCCTAACGCGGCGGTCACGATCAGGATGGCGAACGACCCCCACTTCAGGGTAGTCACCGACGCGGACGGAGGACAGATTTCTCCGCGCTCGGAGGTGTATGCGCAGGCCGACGCTTCGGAGCTGGGCGGCGTCTACCCGAACGTTCTGGAGGGGTACTGGTACGACGCGCAGGTGGACATGCCGGCGGCGTCGAGCTGGCACGCCTTGGAGGGCCTATGGTTGGATGTCGAACCGAAGTAGGGCCCGGCCTAGGCCGGGCCCCGGAACCTCTACGGGCAGGAAGAGCCAGCAGCGTCCACGACGATCTTTCGGATGTAGGGAATGAATCCGGGAGAGCACTGCACGATCTGTTCACGAACGCAACTCGGAAGCACGACATCCTCGCAAGGCACGCCTTTCTTCGCGGCGTCGGCCGAGCACTCGATAATCTTGCAATCCCCGGGCTCGGTGTCGCAGGTTGCAGGGTTGGCGCCCAACCCGGACGCCAGGAGCGTCAGGGAGGTGACCACGGTCGGGCCAGGAAGCAGCACAGAGGTCCGGGCAACAATAGTTCCCGGTTGCCAGCTGTAGATGCAGCCGGCCGTTTGGGCGCGCACAGCTTGCGCGGCGAGCAGAAGTGTTACCAGAAGGGCAGCCTTCTTTCGCATTGCAGGACCCTCTTGAATCGGAAAAGAGGCCGGAGAATGCCGGCACTCTCTACAGTAGACACCATCGGGAGGAAAATGTGAAGGGCATCCACCCTTTCCCGAAATCGGACGCGGAGGAGCGGGAGAATTGGCGCGTCTTTTCCGACATCAGCGACGAGCTGTACTTCAAGCCGACGTTCTATGCGGGCGACGGGGCGTGCAGCCAGGGCGCCGCCTTTGTCTCGAACGTTCTGCCCGGCGACTCCACCGTGGAATTTCCGGCGGCAGCCGGCCTCATCCCGACCTGGCGGACCGAGTGCCGGCGGCGCGCCCGCTGGCGCAATGCGCGGGTGCGGATCACGATCACCTACTCGGCGATCGTCGGTGGAGTCAATCCCTTTGTCCTCGGGCTGCGGACTCGCGAGCACCAGGCCGGCGACGTCCTCGCGACCGCGAACATCCTGGCAGTCCGACTCGTGATCCCGGGGCCGGCAGTCGCGCAAACCGAGATGGAGGCCGTCTACGTCTCCCCGGCGGTGGCGATCAACGGCGCCAAGCCGAACCTCACGTTTGCGTTTTTCCGCGACAAGACCGACGCGGCCGACACCAACGCGAACAGCCTCCACGTCCTCAGCGTGGAGTGGGAGGTGATCCCGCTGTGAAGATGCTCCTCGCGGTCAACCCATTCGACCACTGGCCGATGTTTCTGGACGGCCTGAGGGGGCTTCTGGCGTCGAGCGACGGCAAGGTCCATGGCGCGCAAATGCCCCTCCGTCAGGCTGAGGCGGCCTACCGCGCCGGGCTCGCGCAGGGGCGTTTCCAGATGGGGCTCTTCTTCGACGACGGCGGGGAGCTGCTCGGCTTCAACATCTTGTCGAAGGCGGACGGCTGGCTGGAGGGCGGGCTCCTCTACATCCGGCCGGAGCGCCGCGGCAAGGGCCTCGGCCGCGCCACGAACGCCCCCGTCTTGGAGCTCGCCCGGGCAAAGGGGCTGCGCGGACTCCGGTTTCTCTCCACCCGGGATCTCTGGACGGGCTTCGACCGGGTCCCTCACCTCATCCAGGCGGACGGCACGCCGGTCTACGCCTTTTCAAAGGAGGTCGTTCCATGCCCTGGATAGCACCAGTTGCCGGAGCAGTTATTGGAGCCGTGGGGTCCTACGTGGCCGCCAACAAGGCCAACCAGGGAAACCGCAACGCCGGCAAGGTGGACCTCACCACCACGAACCACAGCGACCCGCGCTCGGAGCCCTACCGCAATTACGGCGCCTCAACGGCGCAGAGCCTTCTCCAGGGGAACCTTTCGGCGCCCGGGTACAACGCCGGTGGCGGCGGATCGGCGAGGCCTGGCGGCGGAGGGCGGCGGAATCGCGGGGGTGGCGGCGGGGCCTCCGCGCCGGGTTTCAACGGCCAGAGCACCCAGACCGCCCAGGCCATCGCCGACGCGCAGCGGGTGGCGGCCGGCATGGAACACGGCCCGGTGACCACCGCAGCGCAGGGCTATGCCGCCGACACGCTGAACGGGATCGACCGCAACAGCTACCGCGGCGAGTCGGCCGACATGCTGCGGGGGCTCGACGATCCGGACCTCCAGCGCTACAAGGACATGCTTTTCAACTCGGACACCGGGCTCGGCGGGGGAGGGGGCGGTGGCGGCTACAGCGGCGCGACTTCCTGGGTCAACCCCAACACCGGCCGCGCGGTGTCGACCGGCGGCGGTGGCGACTACCAGAGCGCAGGGGACCCTACCGGCTCCGTGGCTGCCATCAAGTCGATTCTGGCCGGCGAGGACGCCCCCGGCGTGGCCGCCATGCGTGCCTCCATCAAGCACAGCGCCGACGACGCCTACAACGACCAGCTCCGCCAGCGTCGCCTCGAGGCGTCGGGCTCGAATATGTACGGCGGCTCCGGCCAGATGGCGGACGAAGCCTTCGCCACCGGGCGGTACGGCCAGGGTCTCGCCGACGCGTACGCCCAGCAAGCGTATGGGCTATACGGAAACGCCCTGGGCCTCGGCACGCAGTACGACATGAACCTCAACGACAACGCCACCTCCCAGCGAAATGCCTCGTTGTCCGCCAGCGCGTCGGGTGCCGCGGCCGCGGCCGCACTCGCCCAGCAGGGCCAGCTCGCCCGCCTCAACGCCCTCGGCAACGCGGTAGGGATGGGCGTCCAACAGGGGCAGTTCCGAACCTCGGGCATGGGCTCCCTGGCGGAGGGCTTCAGCGCTGATCTGCGGGCCGCTGCGGGCGACGCCGGCACCACGAACGCGCTAGGGCAGCAGGGCTACCTCTCGGCTGGCGGACTCTCGCTCGGCAGCGACCAGGCGCGGAACTCCTACATCTCCGCCCAGAACCAGCTCCGCGCCGCCCAGATCTCCGGGGGAAACCAACGGGCCGCCCTCAACTTTGACATCTACCGGTATAACCGGGAGGCGCCGATGTCGGACCTGGCCCGCTACTCGGATATCATCAACAGCATGTACGGCGGCTACGGCGCGGGTTCGCAGACCACCCAGGGCTGGGACCTCCGGAATCAGTCCCCGGCCTACGTCTCGCCGGGCGGCCAGGCCATCGCCGGCGGTGTGGCCGGCTACCAGCTCGGGAACCAGATCTACAACACCTACCAGGGCGGCGGGGGCGGCGCTCCGATGGGGACCCACGGGGGAGGGTAGACGATGGCCGCGCCGCCGTTCTTCCTTCAGGACCCCTACCTCCAGGGCCAGGGCTTCTACAACGCACCGCAGCTCTCCCTGGGGGATCTCTACCAGGACCCGGGGCAGGGGCCGGACTTCCCCGCTATGCCGTCGCACGTCGACGCCCTGGGGCAGCTCTCGGAGGAGGACAGGAAGCGCATCCGCCGGCAGGCCATCCTCCAGGCCGCCCTCGCCTTCGCGGCGCCCCACGGCCGGGTTGGCGAGGCGCTGGCCGGCGCCGCGGCCGGCTCCCAGGCGGCCGAGCAGCAAGCCCTCGACTCCGCCAACCGCGACGCCGACCACACCTACCAGCTCTCCCGGCAGCGGTTCGAGGATCAACGGCGGCTCGCGGCCGACACCGCGCAGCAGGCACAGGAGAAGCTCGCCGCCCAGAATCGGCTCTCCTCCTACCAGAAGATCGTCCAGATGGATCCGCAGCTCGCCGCCGAGGCGGAGGGGGCCGCCCGCTCCGGCGACGACAAGCGGTTGCAGGCCCTTCTCCAGGCGATCCCCGAGCGCCAGGCGGAGCGGGGCATGGGGTACGACCCCAACGACCCCTTCGTGAAGGAGCGCGTGCAGGCGGGGCTCTCGGCCGAGGCCGACGCCCGAAAGCGCAAGGCGGTGCTGGAGGGCTTGCCCGAAGAGCTGAAGATCAAGAATCAGGCGGAACTGGAGATGCTTCCCCAGAAGCTCGCTGCGCAGCGGGAGAGCGCCGTCCAGGAGCGCGCCACCCTGGCGGCTCGCGGCCTGCTGTGGGACCCGAAGTCCGGGCGTGATCCGAGCACGCCGCGGTGGGAGCCGAAGACCCACGTCGTTGACGGCCGCCTCCAGATGATCGACATGAACCAGATCGATCCCGCCACCGGGAAGCCGAGGATGGTGGACCTGGGGCCGGTTCACAACGGCGGCAAACCGATCTACCGCACGATCACAAACAGCATGGGCCAGAAGGAGACCTGGGTCTCCGAGATGGACCCCGAGACGGGCCAGTACGGTCCCCTCCAGCCTGCGCCGATGAAGGACACTCGGCCGAACGGGGGGGCGCCGCCGCCCTCCCCGCCCGGCCCCCTCAGTCGGGCCGCCGCCGGCGCGAAGAGCTGGCTCGGGAGCTTCCTGGGGACGGACAAGACCGCGCACCCCACGCCGCCGGCACCGAAGTCCAGCGGCGCTCCGGCCGCTCCGGCGAATCCCTCGCCGATGGTCGAGCAGCCGGGAGGGGCCCCCGTCGCCGGCCGCGGGCAGGGCCCGGCAACCGGCAAGTCGCCGCTGCGGGGGAAGGCCGCTGCGGCGGCCCCCTCGCCCGTCTCCGGCACCGTCGACCAGGCCGAGGCCGCCACCCGCCAGATCGAGCAGCAGACGGGCCAACTCCCGCCCCAGGTGCGCGCTGTCCTGAAGCAGCGGCTCGCGGCTGGCGCGGACCCCCAGCAGGAGCTCCAGCACCTTCTCGCCGCCCGGCCCGGGGGACAGTAGGTGGCGAACCCCTACGACGGGCTCTTCGGAGACGTCACCGGCGGGGCTGAGTCGTCAGCTCCGACCAACCCCTACGCGGGCCTCTGGGTCGATCCAGAGGAGGCCCGCAGGCGAAAGCGCGCCGAGCTCGCAGCGGCATGGGGAGCTGCCGCGCACGGGCAGAGCGAGGGTCTTGGCCGCGTCCCCGTGCCGGACACCTCTCTCTCGGCCGTCGCCACCGAGGCGGTGGGCATGGCCGGCGCCTCCCTGGCGGAGAACGCGGCCAGCGTGCCGCAGCAGGCCGAGCAAGTCCTCGCTTTGCCCGGGAACGCTCTGCGCCGCCGCGCGGGCCTCACGTCGCAACGCCTGGCGACAGAGGGTGGCGCATACGGGCAGTTCAAGGGCGCCGTTGACCAGGTCTACGCCGGCCAGCTCGAGCGGCTCGCTGTGGCCTCGCAGGACCTCCCGGGACCTCTGGCCGCCAGCGTCTACCTGGGGGCGGAGATGGCGGGCCAGGCGGCAGAGCCCACGACGCTCGCGGCCGGCGGCATTCTCCGGACACCACGCGGTGGCGAGAGGCTGCCGCTCAACGCCGCCGCGGAGACCGGCTGGACGCCGCGAGCAGAGCCGGCCATGCCCCCCGAGGAGGTAGCCTATCTCGCCCGGCGCGCGGAGGCTCTGCGGTCTACGCCCGGCGCCTCCGAGGTGCCACTGCGGCCCGGGGCCGTCGCGGACGCCATGCAGCCCGAGCAGAGCATCCTCCAGGTAGGCGAGCACCCGGACGACCTTTCGCAGGCCGTGGCGCTGGGCCTGCGCGCCCGCCCCCAGGAGGCGGCCAACGCCGCCGAGCTCTCGCGGCTAAGCCTCGACATCCACCCGGAGACCTCGGTCCCATTTCAAGAAAGTGGACTGCAGGTCAGTCGAGGGGCTCCGGAAAGTTTTGGTCCTCGCGTCGGCGCTGTAGAAAATGTTGAGCCGCGCCCCGGGGAGGCTGGCTTCGTGCGCAACCCTTGGGCGCCACGGAGCGACCTCTACCGGCAGACCTACCAGATCCGGCACGACTTCGTCACCGACCAGGCCGCGGCCGTGCGCGAGTCGGCCGTCCGCTCGAGCGCTCTCCAGGCGGCGATCCCGTCGAAGGCCGTGCGCGAGGACATGACGGCGGTTTTCCACGGCACCGGCAACCCTCTCGTGAAGGGGGATACCGCCGACGTTGCCGCCGCCCGCCTGGCGGCCAGCCCGCACGCCGCCGAAGCGCAGGCCGCGATCGACGCCTGGCGCCAGCGGAGCGACGAGCTGTTCCAGATGGCGAAGGATTCGGGCGCGGACGAGCTGGGGTACTTCAAGGACTATTTGCACATGGTGTACGAGCCGCCGGCCGGCGAGAAGGCGATCCGCGGCAGCTCCTTCAGCGAAGGCCCGACGACCTCCGTCATGCGCGAGCGGCACTTCGAAAACCCGGCTCAGGCGATGGCGATGGGGTACACCCCACGGTCGCTCGACTTCTCGGTCCTCATGCACGAGACAGAGCGCGCCCACGCCCACACCCGGGCGATCCTCGGGCTCATGGACGACATCGGCGAAGTCAACGACCTCGCCGCCCAGCGCGCCCTCCGTTTCGGGCCAATGCGGCCCGAGGACATGCCACCTTCCCCGATCGTGCGCGCCGCGGTCAACCCGGACCCCAAGGCCTACGTGCGAGTGGAAGGCTTCCCGATCCTGGACCGTGCCGCCCCCGGCCGGGTGGACCCCGAGGCCGTCCAGATGGCGAAGAAGCTTCAGGCCGAGGCCGGGCAGGCCAATCGAGCCGTGGCCGCCCAGCGCTTCCAGCCGGCGCTCCCGGGCCTGGAAGATCTCGGTCCGCGCCCCGTCGAGGCGCCCGGCATTCCGGAGACGCCGCCGAACATCTACGTGCACCGCGACCTCTGGCGCAACCTCCAGCCCGTCCTGGAGCACGATGACCCCAATGCTCTCGACAAGGCCCTCTCCGTCGTCAAGCGGATCAACTTCCTGGGGAGCCTCTTCCACGGCGCCTCGCTTACCGAGGCGGCCATGGACACCCTCGGGCCGATACGCGGCCTGAAGGAGGGGGCGAAGCGGGGCTTTGGGATCCCAGGCATCTCCCAGGTCGCGGCCCGGCTCGGCGGCGGGAAGGTGGCGGAAGACGCCGTTCAGGAGGCGATCCGCGCCGGCGTGAACGTCGAGCCCCCCCGCCTGGACATGATGAAGGGGACCTTCGAGGGGCTGCTGAACCAGTGGGAAGGCTCACTCCGGACGGGCGGCGGCTCGCCGCTGGCCCCCCGGAACGTTCTGGCGAAGACGCTCTCCGCCTTCCGCGGCACCGCGGCGATGTACGACGAGGCCCTCTGGAAGAACTACCACGCCCCCCTCAAGGTCACTGCCTACCACGTCCTGCTCGACCGGGTGCGCACCAACCCCTCCCGCGCCGTGGCGCGCGCGCTGGAGACCGGCGCCCTTTCCCAGGAGGAGCTCGCCCAGAGCGTAGCCCGCCACGTCAACAGCGCGTTCGGCGGGCAGAATTGGGAGCTTCTCCAAAACGACCTCCTCTCGAACCCCAAGGCCGTCCGGTGGGCGCGTCGCGTGATGCTCTCCCCGGATTGGAACTATTCCGCGATCGACACGGGGCTCTCCCCGCTCTCCGCCGATCCTGTCCGGCGGCAGCTCGGCGCCACCTACTACAAGAACGCGGTCAAGCTGCTGGTGGGGTGGAACGCGCTCAACTACGCGCTTTCCGGGCACGCCATGTGGAACAACGAGACGGGCCACAAGTGGGACCTGGAGACAGGCATGCACGATGACAAGGGCCGGAAGCTGTTCTACCAGGTGAGCAAGCACGCCGGGGAGACGCCGGACTTCTTACTCGGCAGGGACCGGCCCGGCGAGAACAGCCTGCCGGTGGTTGGCAGCGTCCCCAACTTCATGCTCCGCAAGGCCAACAGCCCGCTCGTGGGCGCCTACACGGCAATGTCCGGCACCTCGCCGACCGGCTTCCCCGGCGTCCTGGAGCGAGCGCGGGACGAGGCGGACCGCCAGGCCCGGCCGCTCTCCGGCGCGGAGGTCAGCGCAGCGCGCCTGCGGGATCTCACCAGCGGCGTACTCCCCTTCGTCGCGCAGGAGCCCGAGTCGATGGCCCGCAAGATGATGATCCCCTTCGTCGAGAAAAAGGGCATGTCGCTCCACGACGGGCGCATCCTCTTCGCGGAGGCCCTCCGGCGGAACGATGACCGCGGCGTGCAGCAGATCCGGCAGTGGCTCGTCGACAACGGCTACGACGGCGAGGCCATCAACCGGGCGCTCTCCGGGGCGTACAGCGGCATCCGCGCCGAGCAGAAGGCCAACGGGCCGGCGGCCCCGCCCCCAGGTCCCCCGCAGCCGACCAACCCCTACGCGGGGCTTTGGAGGTAGAATAGGGGCATGGACGACGACGACATGGACGAAGTGACCGTCCGGAGACAGGCGGAGGCGGACCGGCCGTATTCCAGCGCTGAGATCGAGCGCGTCCTGGAAGCGGCTACTCCTCCCACCGAGGAGATGCGCGCGAGGGCGCAAGAGAGGTACGGGTGGGTTGAATTCGGAAGGTCGCTCGAACGCGAGGAATCCCGCCGGGAGTCCGTGATCACCGCGGCGCAACTGGAGGGCCTCCGCGCGTCTCCGGTCCCCGACGCTCTCGCGGAAAGCATCGTGCGGGCGGAAGAGGCGATCGGCAAAATCATGGAGGTTGGCGCTGCCGTTGAGCGCGCTTGCATCCGGCAGTTGGTGCTCGACGAGTTGGACCGGCATGAGCGGAGCGGCCACGAAGAAGCCGCCTCGGTCTTCCGCGACTTCGTCGCTCTCCTGAAGGAGCGATGAGCGACGCGGCGAGAATCGCGGCCTTCCCGTCTTGCCCGGGGTCTGGCACGGAGATCAAGGCCGGCACCTCGTACATCTGCGGCATCTGCGGCGCCAGAGGGGGGGTGGAGAACGGAAAGGTCCCTGAGCACCTTGACCGCAGGGCCTTGGTAGAGGTCCCCGCAGTTGCGCAGGAGAGCCGCGTCCACTTCGTCGTTCAATGGGTGGACCCAAAATGAAGACGCCGGCGGAATGGGCCGCCCTTACCATCGTCACCGAGACGAATCAGCCGCACGAGATGCTGCCGATCGCCTGGGTGCTGCGCTACCGCGTCGCTTCCCCGCGCTTCCCGGACACCATGCAGGGCGTCGTTCTCCAGGAGAGGCAGTTCTCCGCCTGGAATCCCTGGACGCATGGGCGCTTCAAAGGGAAGTTTCCCCAGGAGGAGATCTGGCACGAGCTGTGGAAGACGCTCGATCAGCAGACCCAGGAGAAGCTCTACCCGGTGGCGCTCGACTGCGCGCTGAACGTGCTCGGCGGCGATCAGGGCTACTCGTCGCCGATCATCCCAGCAGGCCTGACGAACAGCAAACCAGCGCCGTCGTGGAGCGCGCCTTTCGGCCCTGAGGTCTGCTGGTACTACTCGCCGGTGTCCATGGTCCCCGCGATGACCGCGCCGACGTGGGCGGCAACCGCGCGACGGACGTTCACGCCGTCCGGGATTGAACCTGCTCGCTTCGTCTTCTGCGAGGCGGTCGGGTAGAGAAGAAGCTCCTCCCGCGCCCGGTAATTTCGCCCGGCGCGCATCCGCGAGATGCGGGTAGGAGTCGAGGATGGTCACCAATTTCCCGTTCCGGGTGCCGTACAAGGCCCGGAAAAAGCAGGACGTTCACGTCGGCCGGCTCACGCTGACCGATCCCACCACCAACGCCGGCAAGTCGTACATCGAAGACGACGGCTCCGGCAACGTCAAGCTGTTCAACTCGGCGGGCGCCGCTTCGGCGGCCACAACCGGCGCCCTCACCGCCCCCTCAGTGACCGGCGTCACCACCCTGGCCCTAGCCGGCGCCGCCGGCTCGACGAGCGCCGGACGGGCCGTGAGCCTCACGGGCGGGGCCGGCGATGGCGCCTTCAACGGAGGCGCGGTCTCGGTCGCGGGCGGGGCCTCGGGTGCTGGCGCTACGGGTGCGGGCGGGGCTGCTGCGGTCCTTGGCGGGGCTGCCACCTCCACGAACGGGGCAGGCGGTGCCGTAGCGATCACCGGCGGCACCGGGGCGGGCACAGGGAACGGCGGCGCCGTTTCGCTCGTAGGCGGTGCGGCCGGAGCTACCGGCGTCGGCGGCGCGGTGGCGATCACTGGCGGCGGCGCGACGGCGGGCAACGGTTCGGCCATCACCGTCACCGCAGGCAGCGGAGCGGGCGGCACGGCGTCAGGCGGGAACATCAACCTGGTGCCCGGCGCGGCGGTGTCCACCGGGACCCCGGGCGAGGTCCAGGCGAACGGTAACTCGATTCTCTTCACCTCGCACTATAACCAGTACCAGGCGACGATCCCCGCCGGCGGGACAAGCCTGACGCTGTTCCTCGCACCGCGGGCCTGTCGCGTAAAGGCGGTAACCGCGATCTGGTCGACGGCCTCCAGCTCGGGCACGGTGGACATCAAAAAGGACACCGGCACCACTGCGCCGGGGGGCGGTACGTCCGTCCTCACCGGCACGATCAACACGGCGACCACGGCCAACACCGTAGCGAACGGAACGGTTTCCTCAACTGTCGCTACGATCACGCTGGCCGCGGGCGACCGGCTCTCGATCGTCTTCGGTGGCACCACGACTTCCCAGGCGGGACTCGTCGTGGCTATCGGCCTGACGCCGGCCTAAAACGCGAGGTAAGACAGCAATGACCGATCACCAGGAGGAGCGCTCTCCGTTTCCCGCGTGGCTCAAGGATCTCTGCTACTTCGGCGGCATCATCGTTACTCTCGTCGTCTTCGGCCTCACGCAACGGAGCGATCTGCGTTCGACGCGCGAGGAGCTTTCCCGCCTGACAGACGACGTGCGAGCCGTTAGGCAAAGCCTTCCTAATAAGGAAGTCTACGATATGAAGCTTTCGGAGTTGACGCAGCAGAACGCGCAGCTCCGGAATGATTTTGAAATCGAAAAGCTCCGGACGCAAAACCTCCGCGAGCATCTAATCAAGAAAGGCTGGGTAGAATAATGCCGGACCCGAGAATCAACTGTGCCGCCGAAATTTGCTGCGATCCGCCCGCTGCCCTCCGGGCCGCCGCCGAGATCCTGTGCGACATCGGCGTTGCTGAGGACGACGCCCCGAAGATGGCCGCGAAGCTGAAAGAGATGGGAATCACCTTCACCAGCGTCGAGCTTGCGGGGGCAATCGCCGAAATCGCCGACCACCCCCACAAGAACACTGCGAGCTGACCGCTCAGGTTTCGGGAGCCAAGGACTCCCGGAGCTCAGCTCGCCGGCGCGCCGCTATAATGGCGAGACCGTCCAGAAAGAACGACCGATCCGAGCGGGACAGGAAAGGCCAGCCCTCCGTCTCGCTCGGCGTCATGATCTCAGCTGCCCAGGCTGGTGGCGGAAGGTCCAGACCTCCCGGCGCCTTGCCGTTCCTCTTGGGCTCCTCGTAGAGCCCGGCGTAGTTGTTGGACATCGACCAGCGCACGGCGGCGGCGGAGCGCTCGGCTCCCATCTCGACCATGCGCTCGACCAGGGCCGCCAGTCCCTCGGCCGTCTTGTAGGACTGGCGGCGCTTCGCCTTGTAGGCCAGCCACGCGTCCACGGCCGGCCGGATGTCGTCGGGGATCTCGACCTCGAAGAGGCGGGGCTGTCTCATGCGGCCGCCTTTGCTTTGGCGCCTTCAGCCGGCCAGACCCAGACCCATTTATTCCGCCCGCGGCGCCCGGACCGGGAGTCTGGCCCCGAGTGCGAGATCTCTGGAGAACGGCCCCACCCGTCGAAGCGATACGTTCCCCCGGTGTGCATGTCCGCATCCTGGTAGCTGATCGCGAACGGACAGCCCATCGCCGGAAAGACAAACTCCCGCCACAGCCGGATCGTCACGCGCGACAGCCCCGGCCGTACTGCGCAGAGGCGGGAGAGTTCGATCGTATTGCTCCTATTGAGATGGGGCAGGCCGCCGCCAACAGCATCGCGGATCAGCGTGCTCGTGGTGACAACGGCTACCGGCCCCTCCTCGCGGTGAACGAGCGCATGGGCGAGATCTCTGCTCATCGGCCTCCTCAACGGCCCCATTCGATGCTCCCATAACACCAGGAGCCCGTTGGCAGTTACGAGGTCGATCCCGTCAAACCACAGAAGAGGAATCAAGGGCGTCTGACAACCCTCTCGCCTTATCGGGACCGGCGCCGGCAGCTTCCGGCCGCAGCCGGCGCGCCGTCCCTCGAAGCGCGAGACGTCCATGCAGACGTCGCCGCGCGGGTCTGGCGCGCTGCGGGTCGTGTACCAGACGATCCCGCAGGCGCACAGCATCTCGTACATGGCCGGCTTGTTGCTCACCGGCCGAAGTGCTCCCGAATGAAGGTCTCCATCTTCGGCGCCTCGGTTGGGTCCGCCAGAGCTTCGGTGAGGTTTCTTTCTCCGCCGTAGCCCAGCGGCTCGGCCCAGTTCACGAGGTCCTCCTGAGTGGGCTCCTGGATCACCTCTGTCTCGCCGAGCACCGCCTGGCGCTCGTCGCCGCGGAGCTGGCGCACCTGCACCAGCTCGCCCGTGTCGTCGCGCCGGAGGAAGGCGGAGTCGGCGCTGTAGAGCCAGGTGCAGGTCACCACCCGCTCCTCCACTCCGGTCTCCACCACCTCGCCCAGATGCACGGTGTCGGCGTGCGCAAGGTAGATGCCGGCCTTCTTCGCCTTCGAGGCCTCCTTCATCGTGCTCTCCCAGGCGGCGAACTCCTCGCGCATCTCCTCCTCGCGCGCGACGCTCTCCGCGAGCTCCTGGGCCTTGGCCGCCAGCTCCTCCTCGGTCAGCTTCACCGGGAGGTGCCGGGATTCAACGGTCGCTCTCATCTCCTCTCCCTTCTCCCGGGCACGCCGGGGCTGTGTAGAACCATGTTGCGCCGTCTGGACTCTCGTAGGTCGTTCTGAAGAACGGCCCGCGCGGGTCCGGCTCGCGCACCTTCAACAGACCGCACCGCTGGAAGGTCCGGACGTGGACCGGGAGCGCCTGCCAGGGCACCTCCCGCTCGCCCGTGATCTGCCAACGGTGCCTCACTGCGCTCCCAACGCCTTCCGCACCATCTTCAGCAGCTCGATCAGCGCCGGCCGAACCGCGGGGAAGACCTGGTGCACCACGAAGCCGTAGAAAAGCTCGTCCACCCGCTTCTCGGGAGCGCTGAGGCTGGACGCCGCTGGCGGCTGGACAGGCGGCACTACCACAGGCGGGTGTGGTGGCGGGATGACCGGGGGCGCCGGCACTTCGGCCCCGGGCTCAAGGCCGGCGTTCATGGGAACGATCACCTTCCGGTTGAACGCCGAGAGCACCCGCCAATCCCAGACCTCCGTGGGATCATGGGAGAGGGGATCAAGTCCGAGCTTCTGCCAGGTCTCGGCGTTGGGCAGCGGGCGGGCTTCCTCGTCCCCGTAGCCGATCGCGGCGTGCTGCCGGTCGGGGACGGGGTTGCCAGGCGGCTCGATCGGGGTTCCGAAGCCCGGCCCGTACCGGTCGATCAGGGCCTGCACCACCGCGGCCCGGCCGGCTACCCGCTCGTCCGGGATCTGCACGGCGGGGTTGATGTGCCCGCCGACCACCTGCATGTAGCGGTAGACGCCGGAGATCTCGTACGTCCGCATGAACGGCGTCGCGACGTCGCCGCACCCCGGGAACGAGAGGAACCGCTGGGCGGCCTCAAAAACCTTGTTGCTCACTTTCCACCGCCCAGCAGCAGAGGCAGCAACGTGAGGAGCAGCGTCTTCGAATCGAGCTTGCCGCCAGAGGTCAGCGTCGCGAGGATCGGCTGGAAGATGGCGACCTCCTCAGGCGGCAAGGTCGGCAGGAGGAGCTTGAGCAGGGAGATAGCCGCGCTTCGGCTGCTCGACTCAACCGGCCCCGGAAACGGCCCCACCTGCGGATCGACCACGGGCGGAAGCTGAGGGACCGGGGGCACGCCAGCCGGCGCGCCAGGCCACTCGACCGCGTCGTCCTCCCACGAGAACGTGTAGCCGGTCGGCGGGCCGAGGTCCGCGCCGATGACAGGCTTCATTCCCAGGAAGAACTCGAGGTGCTGGCCGTTCGGCGCGACATCCGTGTCGCTAGTGGCCGCCTGCGCGCCGGCCGCGACCACCGCCTGATGGCCCGTGAAGGGGACGGTCAAGGTCACGGGGAAGGTCCCCTGTGGCATGCCGCCCATGTGCTTCACCGGGTTCTTCGCCCGGTTGCCCCCGTAGCCACTGAATTCAGCAGTTAGAGTGCCGTTGCGGACCTTGAGCTCGCAGATTTCGCTCTCGCGCGGGAGCCGGCCCTCGGCCGGGAGGTTGGGATGCATGGCGCTGTTCAGCGTGCGCAGGTGACAGATGCGGACGTTGCCGGTCGGCGCGGCCGGCGGGGTCACGGTGAAGTTGACGATGAGCGCGGTGGCGCCGGGAGGGGGGATGAGCTCCAGCCTGACGATGGGCTGGGCGGCGGAAATCGTTACGGAAGGCATCAGTGGGCTCTCTTTCTCGCGGCCGGCTTCGGCTGCGGAGTCGGAAGGGACGGGAAGTCCAAAACAGCGAGGGTTTCCTTTACGCCTCCGGGCGTGTTGCCGTCCACTGCTTCGGAGAGCGTTTCGATCAGGGCGCCGAGGGTGGAAAGATCGTTGTGGTCGTCGACCTCCATCCACCCGTCTACGTTCGCCGTGTCGCTTCTGAGGTGAAAGCTAATTCTCACGTTCTCTCCCTTCAGTTGACGCTCGCGGGATCGTCCCCGAGCGCGGATTGCAGACTCGCGCGGACGGACGCCACGAGCGGCGCCACCTCCGCGATGTTTCCGGTCAGGTCGAGAAGGAACAGCGCATGGATGGCGTCGGCGAGGTCCTTCTGGCCGGCGCGACGAGCGGCGAGCTGCGCGTTCGTGAGGGCCTCGTAGACTGAGGAAAGCGCGAGCGGGTCATCCCCCTCCGCCGGACAGGTCGAGCAGGTGACGCTCGGCCCGAGCGGCAGACCGCACCCGCAGCCCGGACAGCGCCGGCCAGGAGCTGGATCGTGGCGCGCTGGGCGCCCCACTGAGCCCCGATCTCCCCGCCGGAGGATGTCCCGCAGCCACGTACCCGCTCTGCGCAGCCAGGAGCGGCTCCGGCGGGCCGCGCGAGCCTTTCTGGCGGCCTTCCTCTCCCGCAACTCGCCAGCGATGCAGACCAGGGCGCGCGGGTCGGTCAGGTCGTGGCAGCCCTCCCAGCGCTTCCCCGGCACGGCGGGATCGCTGAGGAGCACGCCCCTGGCGCGGGAGCCGATCACTTCGGCCCCTTCGCCAGTTCGGCAAGAAATTCCCCCAGTTGAGCTTCAAGCGCATGGAGGCGGTTGGCGGTAATCGGGACCGAGAGATGGAGTTGGACGTCTCGGCCGAACCTTTCCGCGGTCTCCCGGAGCCCGGGGTAGGCGTCGGCGCGTCGGCAAAGCGCGGTCCCTTCTGCGACGTCGAGATAACGCCATCGCCCGTCTACCTCGCCGAGCAAGCGGGGAACAGGAGCATTGCCGCTCTCGGGCAAGCGGAACGCCGTTTTGCCCGGCAGCTTCATCGGCTCCGGGGCAAACTCCAGGCCGGCCTCGCGGGCCACTTCAGCGGCGAGATGAGCGGCGCTCTCGGTGGGAGACCGGTTGACCAGCTTTTCGAGTAGCTTCACGCGGAACTGCTCCTCCGTCATCTTGCTCTGCATCACGCCTCCTCGTCTCCCGGCTGCCGCCCGTTCTTGAGCGCGGCCAGCCCGTCGATGTTCTTCCTCAGCGCCGCCAGCCCGATCGCAAGTTGCTCGGGCGGCAGCGCGGCGATTTCCTTCCACACCCGCGAGCCGAAAGCGGACTGCAGTTCGTCTTTGGCCCGTTCCTGGCCGTTCAGCGGCTTCAGAGCCGCGAGGATCTCCTTCCGTAGCTCGGCGGCGCGGATGGCCGACTCGGGATCGGCCGGCGGCGGGGCCTGCGCGGGCTTCCCGGTGGGACTGGCGACATCACCGCGCGCCCACTTCGCCAACGCCTCCCCCAGGTTCTCATCCAGAACCGCGCCTGCCTTCAGCATCTCGCGGAATTGCACTGGCACCTTCACCATGGCCCGCTCGCCGATCTCCTCGGGGACAAGCGCGGGCACACCGTTCGACGCAGGGGGCAGAAAGAGATTCATCGTCATCTCATAGGTGAACTCGTCCGAAACAATCGGCTGGTAGCCGAGCGGTACCGGTTCCTTCCCTTTCACGAGCTTGAGCTTTTCCTTCGCCCGGAAGCAGAAAATAAAGTTGCAGTTGATTTGCAAAAGAGTATTGATGAGGCGCCGCAGCTCGGCTTTCGGCTTCACCCAGGCCAGCATCTTGATCCGCTCGCGCTTCGCGTAGTCGTTCCCCGCGAGCCGGTCCAGCTCCGCCTCGTGCATCTCCAGCACGCCGCCCTGTCCCTCCCAGACATGCGAGCCCGAGTCCACGATGATTTGCCCGGCCCCTTGCTTTGCGCAGTGCTCAATAGCGGCGAGGTAGTCGAGCGGCCCGAACGGCGCGAGGAAGGGAACATGCCGAAACTTGAAGAGATCGGCGTAATGCAGCGCCCGGTTCGCCTCGGTGTCGATGAAGAACGTCGGCTTGCCGGTGACGCGCTCCATGCCGGTCGCGAGGCGGTCGGCGGTGTAGGTCTTCCCTGAACCTGATGGACCAAACAATCCCAAAAGCACGGGGACAGCTTTCCGCACGGCCGGAACGTCCTCAAACTTGCGAGGCATAGTACATCTCCTTCGCCTCGCTGGCGATTGCTGCCGCTTCGGCTACGGTATCGAAGGTACCCAGGTAGTAACGCTTGCCGCGGAGACTAATGTTCGCCATCCACCGCGCGTGATTCCGCGCCACCCCAAACGGCATCTTGCCTTTCCGCCCGCGCGCGCGGCGGGCCATGTCCTCGCGGTTCTCTGCGTCGGTCCCCGGCCGGAGATGGTCGATGTTGCAGCAGGCCGGGTTATCGCAGGAATGCAAAAGAAACGGTTTCCCCGGCGGGTAGTCTCGTCCGGCAAGCTCCCAAGCCAAGCGGTGCGCGGGGACAAGCCGCCGCGTCCCGTCGTCGCGGCTACCGACGCCGAGCTGCCCATATCCGCCCGACTTCGTGAGGTGGCCGGTAAACTCTATGCACCCTGTGGCCGGGTTGAGCTGAAGCCGCTCCTCAAGCCTTTCCCGGTCGGTCTTCTTCCTGCGCCCGTGACCTCGATAGTAGGACAGCTCGTCGCCCTTCGCATATCCGCGGTCCGGGCGGTCGGTGGCGGCCCGCGGCGCTTCCCTTCCGCATCCGCAGCGGCACTTCACGGCTCAACCTCCACGCCCGCGGCCTGTAGCTCGTTGAAGAGCAGCGAGCGGATGTCCTGCGCGTCACGCCCGAGCGGCGCATCGGTGTCCGCGTCGCCGTCCTCCTCGATCGCCGCTTGCAGCCGTGCAAGAGCCGTAAGATACGGCAGCAGGTCAATCGCCCACCCGGGCTTGTCGTCGCCCTCGGCCGAGCGAACGAAAACCCTTTTCTCGAAGCCGTCGAGCACGATTCGGACATCGTTTGGATCAATCGCCATTGCTGTCCTCCTCCCGCATCTCGTCAAGGTCCCGCTGGGCCGCCCACGGGGCCAACTGCGCGAACGCTACTCCCGGCCCCGGCCACACTCCTGAAGCCATGCACGAGGCCCACCCACGCACCGCCCGCTCCCAGAGGCGCTCGCCGTGGTCGCGGAGTCCCTGCGTGACCACCACGGGGACGACCGCATACGGCGGCTCGATCTCGACACGCAGGAAGACGAACGTACTGCGGCCGGCCACCTCAGGGTGGACCGCCTCCAGGCCGCGCAGGTAGCACGCCGCCTGCATCGCGCCCGAATCTTCTTCCGAGTTGAGCCCTCGGATGAACTTCGCGCCGTTGGCGTACCCTTTCGTCACGCACTTCAGATCAGCCAGCAGCCCACAGGTTGGAAAGTACAGATCCCAACGCGCCCGACAACGGACGGTTCCCTCGCACCAAAGTGACAGAAGCTCCCGGCCGGCGTCCCACCACCGCGGCCACCCGGCGCCAACCTGCGCGACGGCCGCGCAGATCCGGGGCCGCAGGATCTCCGCCGTTCGGCACGCCACCTCGTAGTCCTCCGCGATCACAGGGCTCTTCCCGGCCGCCCACGCCTCATCCCGGATCTCGCGAGCCCGCGCCGTTTTGAAGTCCTGGTACTGCGCGGGCAGCACGACCAGCTCTTCCTCGCCCTCCCCGAGGACCACCGCGTGATGAAGCGAGCCGGCGTCCAGGATCTTCGACGCCTTCGCCTTGACGCTGCCGGGGAGGCGCGGGTGCTCGGCCGCCGCGTGCATCGGCGAGGCGGTGATCAGGGTGTGTCCGATGGTCCGCGAGAGCGTGGGCACGCCGCCGAAATCGTCGGCAAAATACGTCCGCGCAGGGACCCCTTCGAGGATGGTGGGCTCACTCGGCCAGTCCACCGTGCGCCTCCACTACTCCGTCCACAACCGCCGCCGGGACATACCCGTAAACCGTCTCGGTGGGATTCTCGGGGTCCTCTGCGAATGGCAGCAGCCGCTCGTCTGCCTGCGTGGGAAAGCCCACTTCGACAGCCGTGTAGGACTCCTCCGGGAAGTCAGCGCGAGGCGAGCAGTAGTGAAAGGCGGATGCCTGCACGCTCATGTCGAAACCGTCTTTGCAAGCGAGAGGAGGAGTCAGAAGCATTCCGCCTCGGCTTTCCCGCTTCTCCTCGAAGTATGTGTTGACTGAAAAGCTCATCTCTCTCCCTTCTTACCGTCGAGCACTCGCCGCAAGACTCGCAACTCCGCGAGAGCCTCGCCGACGTGCTCCAATCCGAGTTCGTTCACTTCCCGCTCAAGTTTCTGGGCTTCCCTCAACACCTGATCCATGACGAGGTTCTGAGGAAGGCCAGTGCGCTCCGAAACCCGCTCAAGCCAGACTTTAGCCTGCCTGGAGATGACCACCTTCACCTGCGGGGCTTCCTCCTGCCGGCGCTTCGTCCGAGGACGCGAGCGCGGGTTCGGCGCCATCCTTGCCCGGCGCGGCTTGTTCGGTTCGAGGTTGCTCACCGCCCGTTCCTGTCTTTCCAGGAGGCAAGTCTCTCGGGCGAGCGGTCCACCGGGACCTCTACCTCTTCAGTAAGGGTGTAAGTCGCCACCTCAAGCCTGTGGACATAGGGATGACCGTCTGCGTAGAAGGGTATTCCTAGCCTCTCGCCCACCTCGCCGCTGTAGAGCGGCATCCCGTCTTCGCGAAAGGCGCGAAACCGTTGCACGGTTTTTGGAAAGCTCATCGTCCCTCCCCGCTGCTGCACAGGTGACAGCTCGCCACCGGCACCTCGTGGCGCGCGTGGTTGGTCCAGTGGGCGTCCTTGAAGTAGAACGTGGGCGCTCGCCGATATTCACGGAGCGCGTCCGGTGTGCCGAAAAGGAGCGGGGTAATGTTACCGTCTGCGGAGTGCTTCGTTAGGGTGAACAAGAACGGCGGGCCGATCTCCTGCGCCGCGACCCGGCGGCGGATCTCGGCATCCAGCGCTTCGGCTTCCGTCTCGGCGCCCAGCTTCGGCATGTAGCGGGTGTAGCGGGCCGCGCGCTCCTGGGCAGCGGCGCACTCCTCGTGCAGCTCGGTCAACCGGAATTTCTCGTACATCGCTCAACCCACCACTTTCTTGATAAACGGGACCTCGCCGCGCTCTTTCCGCTCCTCGGCGGTCCGCTTCGCGGCGCGGCTGCGCGACTTGTCGGTGAGCGTCTGGCGCTGGCGGGCGATCAGGTTGGCGACCTTCGCAGGGATCGCGATTCGGATGGTCCCGGTGCGATCGACACGCTCCAGAAATATCGTGTCCCCCTGCTCGTTCTGGCGGATGGTCTGGACGATCCACGTCTCGGTATATTGCCGAGCAGCGGCGTAGTCACCCGCACCGTGCTCGGCTTCGTGCTTACGACATCCGGCAGCCCGTCAAGCGCCCCGAGGAGTCGATCGTAGGCGTCCGGCATCAAGCCGCTGTCCTCGCTCATGGGTTTCACCTCCAGCCCAGGAGCCTACTACAGGCCTACGCCGTAGTCAAGCCCCTCTTTGAGAGAAAAGTTGCCCTTGGCTCTCGTCCTCGACGTAGTCGATGAAGGGCACCTCGTCAATCCGGTAACGGCTCCCCCAATGAGGGTAGAAGTAATCGGGTCCGGTAAATTCCGGGGCGCCGGCCGCGCGGTGAGCTTGTTGGTCCTCTTCCTCGATCGCGCGAAGGCGCTCCAGTGCGTCTCGCCTCCCGCCGCGAACGGCCTCCTTCGCCCGGCCGGAATTGAGAGAGACGATCAAGTAGACGCAAGGCATCGTTTCTTCCTCATCTCTCGAAGTCGCGTCGTCGCTTCGGCCGGCCCGAGCAAGAGCCCGCCGTAGTGGTGGGCGGATTCGTGGCAGTCCTTGCAGACGACATGGAGCTTGGAATCGTCCTCGCCGGCGAGCACCGCCTGCGAGTAGCTCTCGTGGTGGACCTGCGCACAGCCGGCGGCGCCACATCCGCAGCATGCGCGCCGGGCGGCCCGGAGAACGCGAGAACGGATCGCCTTCCAGAGAGGGCTTTCGAGGTAGGCTTGATACCCGTAGAAACCAAGGGCTCGCAACGCCCGGAGGCGCTGCCGGTACGCGCGCAGCGCCTCTCGGGACATGCGGGGCTTGGGCATGGCGGCTCAGAGGCGGCCGGCAATTCGCGCCGCGATTCGGTGGAGCCGGCCTTGGTCTTCGTCTGGAAACTCTTCGCAGAGGATCGTCCAGACGGGGTGCAGGCTCTTGTCCCTCGCCGCGAGTTTTTCGGGGTTTGGCGCGGTCGCGGTGTCAGCCATTGGAGCCTCCCCGCCGATCGTCGCCGGCGTCGGTCGCGCCGTGCTCCGGCGGCTCCGGGAAGATGATCGCTGCGGCAACTAGAGCGGCCTTCGCGGAGGCGGCGAGATCACCGCCGCTCTCGGCAGAGATCCGCAACAGGTCGGCGGCTAGGCTGGTGCGATACCGGTCCTGCTCGTCAACGATCATGTCTCTGGCGGATGCCGGATTGCCTGGATATTGGCCCAAGCCCTGAGCTCCTCCGTACTGGTTGCCGGCCACCCGCGCCATCCGGCGCAGGAGCGCTCTTTCGTTCACTTCCATAGCTCTCTCCTCTATAGAATCCCGAGCGCAGTAAGGTACGCCCGGGCTGTGTCCTCATCGAATTCCCGCAGCCTCCCGAGCTCCATCTCGGAAAGCCGCTGCTTCGGCACACCGATCTCCCGCGCCATCCTCGAAAGGGAGCGCGGACCCCAGGCGGCCTCGCGCTCGGCTCGCAAGAGCTCGCCGTTAATGTACTTCTGAGAGCACTCCCCGCAAGTCGGGCACCATCACGTACGGGCTCATGGGGCGGCCGCCACGTAGGCCCCGCAGGTCGGGCACGGCTCTAATTGCATGTGGGATAAACACGTGGCTCGGGGAACCAAAGCATCCTGCCGCACGGTCTCCTCGGAACCCTTTGCCGAGTTTTCGGCGTCGGCCACAGCCAGACCGCGAGGGAGACCCATCAGCCGGGAGAAGGAGCGCCCGAGGTGCTTGGGGCCGAGCTTCAACGGACCGTGCTCCGCTGGCCCTGTGTTTGACCACATGAGCCCACGCCTATGGCGTTTTCTAGCCTCTCGCTCCCGCTTCCCTGGGTTCTTCTTCCGGCGGATCTCGCTCATGGTGGACTGTTACCTCGCTCGCCTACTCTGTCGGTTTCCCCGAGCCACGCCAAACATTGTACCTCAAAGTCCGGACAAAAGGGAAGCCCCGGCCCGGCCGGAGCTTCCTAAAGTTTACGGTCTCAGCAGAACTCTTGAACACGGCACAAACAATCGCTCTCTTCCGAATAACAATTGTCCATGCAAGTAGGTTGCCCCGGGGCCGGCGGACCTTGAAGATGGTCACAGAATCGAGAACAGACTCTAAACTCGCAGTCGCAGTTGTCTATCCCGCAGTTAGCTGTAGCGGCAGACGGAGACCAGAGGAGGGCTGTCATGGTAAGAACGCCGGCGAGGCCCATCAGAATGAAGCGAGACATAGAGAAATCCTTTCTCCAAATCCGGGCATAAGCGCCCGCGTCAGCCCCGGATCGCTCCGAGGCTGCCGTGGAGGCTCATTCGTGCTCGGTGGCGACGCTGTACCCCGCTCTCCACCCTTCCGAGCACACATCCTCGTCCTGATTGCTCGCGTCGTCCTCGTGCCCCGGCCAGCGAGTGAAGTGGCCTGCGGCGTCAGTCCACACCCACTCGTCGAACGCGTCCGCCGTCTCGGGCAGCTGCGCGAAGGTGTCGCGCACCCAGGCGCCGCCCTTGGCGTGGTGGGCAGGTAGGCCCTCCACCTGGATGTCCACGCGGATGCTCTGGCGCACGTCGCGATGGTGCTGGCGCTGGAGCAGGCCCAGCGGCAGGACGGCGAGCACGGCAACCCCCAGCGCAAAGCCGAGGAAGGCCGCGAGAGTGATCTGCTGGCGGCTAGACATGGGCGGCTCCGACCGAAACGACGAGCACCTTCTCTTCGCCCACCATCGCCTCCAATTCCTTGAGAGGATCGATCGGAAGCCAGCTCCCGGCAGGCATCGGTGAAATCGCGAGGCTTGAAGTGCCCAGCTTCGAGCAATACCCAATAAGCCATGCCTGGCATTGCGGGAGGCCGTCTGGAGGATTGAGGATCGCTGTCCAGGAATCACCCAAGCTCCTTTTTTCCTCGTGAACCATTCAGCATTCCAGAGCTCCGGGTGAATGTCCAGAGGTTTCCGGACAAAAGACAGTTTGTCGGAGTGCGGCGGAAGTCAGCGAGAGGAGCCGAGCAGCCAGCGAAGGCGGTCCCAACGGGCGACACGCGGCAGGCGGAGACGACGGTGGAAGCGCTGGCGCGTCATGGCGTCTCCAGGAGGCGGGCGAAGTCGCGGAAGGCCCGTTGAGTGGCGTAGGGCGCGGTCCCGGGGCCGCGCTGGCCCTCCTCAATCTCGTTCGCCCACGTCAGCAGCTCCAGGCGGATGCGCTCCCGCTCGGCGGCGGCGCCCTCGGCGCGAAGGCTCTGGCGACGGAGCTCAGACTCGAACGAGGGCTCATGAGGCGGATAACGGCGCTGCGCTTCCTCCGGCGAGACCCGCTCCAGGGGTGCGAAGACCGGCGGCTGGTGCGGCTCGTGGTCGCTGGTGAGGCCGATCTTCGCCTGCTCGGGGTTCGGGGTGTAGGCGCCAACCGCGAGCGCTTCGTGGAGCTGCCCGTTGTGCTCATCGGCGTACCGGCAAGAGAGGCAATAGCTCTCCCGGGAAACACCGTGCTCTCGGCACTGGAGATACCCGTCAAAAGGGGATTCGGTGCTCATGCCCCCACCCTACACCAGCCCGAGACGTCCTGCAAGAGCCAGAGGCGCCGCCAGCGGCCATGCACGGCATCAGACCCGCGAGAGAGTAGGCGGCACCAGCCGCCGGACCGGTCTCACCGGCGACCACCGGAGAGCGGCCGAGTTTGCACCAAAGGCCCGCGCAGCTTCACAAGCGACACGCCGCGCCATTGTCGTCACCGTAGAGCCAGATACGACGCGTTTCGACGCGTTTCGCCCCTCTGTGGCCGCGGATGCTCTGGCGGCTGCCCTGACCGCCCTGACCGCCATCCGTGCACGACAGGCGGTGTTGTAGAACTTGCCACTACGTCCTCTCGCGGGGACGCTTAACCTTCTGCGTATTACCGGCGCGGTTCCGAGAAAGTGCTGTAGGCTCAGTAGGTTACGCGGTGCTGGGCAGATTATGCACTCGTACAATCTCAACAGCAAGCGGTAGTGCAGCGTTTTCCACAGGCTCGCGGCCCGGCCTCACGAGTAGAAGTTGCAAGCCGGGGTTGCCCCGGCTACCACCGGGCCGGCGAGCTCGTGGGCGCCCGACCGGGGGGTGCGTCCTCCGAGGCCCCAGTGGCGGCGGCGGCGGCAACTACCTCCCCTCGATCGTGGTGACTCTGCTCGTCATCGCCCCCTGGGGAGGACAGTGTGGTTGCCGGGTGGTGGGCAGGGTGCGAGGTTCAGAGGCCCCGTCCGGGGTCTTGACGTGGCCCTCTTCGCGGCGTAGGCTTGCTCGGGGGAGCGGGGGAGAGAGGGTGGGTGGGTGGGTGGTAGAGAGGGGGAGCTAGGGGGAAGAGGGGGAGATGAAAGAGGGGGTTGGCGTTGGGTGCTCTCGGGCCCACTTCTCCGCGTGGTGCTCCAGCCGCATCGCTTCCCAGGGAGTCGCCTCGAAGTCCTCGTCGC